CAGTCCGTTCCGCTTCCCGTTTTTCCCACGTTGATCGGCCAATTCTCATTTCGGTTTCTCCGTTGTTGTTATCCGCTCGTAAATCACCTTGTCCGCATACGCCCGATGCGCTGCTGGATCTTCCGCCGCACGTTTGCGCATCGAATCCCGCGTCGTCTCCGGCACATCCGGACACAGGCGCAGGTCGTCGATGCTGCAATTACGGCACACGACCAGATGGCGGTGTAGTTCGCTCATCACGCACCCCCAATAAACCCGTCAATCATCACTCTGTACGCAATCCGCCGCCCTGTCTGCCGGTGCATGGCCTCTGCGTACCCTAACAATGCCTCCGCCGCATAACCGCCATGCAGCAGCCCATCCAGATGCAGCCGGTCGACCGCATCAATCCCCGCCAAGTCCAGCAAGTCAGCCATGTCCGACACAATACAGACGGGCGGGACAATCTTCACGCGCTGCCTAGCCATTTTTCACCCCCAACATCAGCGCCTGCAACTGGCTAAGGTCTTCACGGTTGCGGGCCTTGGTCATCCAGCCGTCAATTTCGCGCAAGCCGCGAATGATGCCGCGCTCTATCGCCTCGTTGACAATGCGCATGTTGTTCTCCGTTGTCGGTTTCGGTGCCGGTGCGGGTTCGGCTGCCTTGGTGTTCACAGCAGCAATAAGGTCGCGCAATCTTTGGCTAGCCTGTTGCGCGTCGGTCACTGCCGGAATGGGTTTGTCGGATGCAATCATCTTGGCCATGTTTCCGGCGATGGCGGCGACGATCGGGCCAACATCCTGGTTGTGGCGTGGCAGCATCTGGACAACCGTGTCTCGGGTTATCAGTTTCGCCTTGTAAGCCGTTTCCAGCGCTGAATGACGCAAATCCTTGTCATGGCCTTGGCTGACTTCCCACTTCGCCGGAATGTGCGCTTTGCGGGCCTCTGCCACCAGTTCCTGATACTTGGCGATGAATCCGCGTGAAGCATTGAACTTGTCACCCGCCGCCATGAGTTCGCAACCAACCGCCGCCCATGCCTGCGCCGTCTCCGAAGTCCAGACGACCGTGACAGCCTCGCCCATCGCCTTGGTAGCGGTTGACCATGCTTCCTCCGGTGACGGCCTGCCATCGTTCGCAATAGCCCGTTCCAGTTGTGACAGCAGGTCAGCAGGAAGCGGCATGAACCGGCCGCGATCCTTGCACTTGGCATGGGCATCAAACGCCCACTGGATTTGCTCAAGCGGGAAGTTAGACAGGATGCGGAAATACATGGCGGATTGTGTTGAGTTGACCGGCTTTCCGTACAGGTCAGCAACCGCGTTCAGCATGGCGCAAAACTGCGTGTAATCACTCTGGTTCATAATCTTCCCCAAACAGGATTTTGCCGCCCTGACGCATGGCTTCCGCGTTCCGCTCGGATAGGGTCATTCCTACATCATGCGGTTTCGCTTTGTACCAATCCGCCTTAAACCCCTGCCATCCGCGCTCAATGCAGATTCGCAAGGCGTCCTCAAGCGTAATCACTGCCTTCGCCGCCTCCCGCTTGATGCCGTCCAGCGCGGTTGTCGTCAGGGGTGCGCGTTTGGCTTTGCGGATAGCGAGGAAGTCGGATGCGATCTGTGAATCAATCCCCTCGGCGACCAACAACGACATTCCAGCGCCGCCCGGCGCATTTCCTGTTCCTGTTCCTGTTCCTGTTCCTGTTCCTGTTCCTGTTCCTGTTCCTGTTCCTGTTCCTGTTCCTGATTCGGGAAGGGTTTCGGAACCGTTTCGAAAGGGTTCAAAAACTTCAGCGTCAATGTGCGATGAAAACACGCTGAAAGCATTGGCGCACATGGCTTTGATAGGACTTGAAGTAGGTATCTGCTCAAACAGACGTGCAGCGGCCTTTCCTTGGTTCGGGTTTTCCAGTGGGTTCAACTTAAGGTACTTGTGGATAATTACCCATTTCGACGCTTTATCATGGGTTGCGAAACCGTTTGCCAACAGTTCCTCAAACCCTTTCGAAACCCTTCCGGAGCTCCATTGCAGGTCATCGCAGACGTATGCGTCAGGCATCCGAAAGCAGCCGATCATGTTGGCGTGAGGGCTTGTCAAAAGGTAGAAAGCAAGGATTCGCGCATCTTCCGGCATCTTCCGGATATCCTCGCTCGTCCAAAAAGCCGAATGAACCCGGCTGTAATCTCTCATGGGAAACTCCCAATAAAAAACCCCTAAACCTGGACTGTGGTCGAACTCCCCGTTAGCGCCGAGTGGACAGGCGGGAAACGCTAACGGAGACACAGTTCAGGTTTAGAGGCTCTGATTGCCTGCCCAACTCTAAGTTGCTGGATTGGTTTCGACCCCATCACCAGCGCTTGTATTTTACCACGTCACCGCCAGCCATGCCACACTGACCAGCGGCCAGATCACCCACAGGCCGTATGCAAGGAATAGTGCGGCCAGGATGAATACGGTTGCCTCAAGCCATGCGTTCGGCGGAGTGTTGAATGGGGTGGATTTCATTGCATTGCCTCGCCGCTGTAATGGTGCGGTCTTTCCCGCCGTCATGCTTACCACCACTCCCGATGCGTCCACCGGGCGATATCCGTTCGCCGTCGCAAGCGGCATCAGATCGGAGCGTGCGGTCATTGCTGATCCCGTCCGGCGTGTTTTGTGTTGCGGCTAGTTCAGCTTGGCGATTGTTTGGGAGACGATATCCACACGAGACCGGAACGATAGCGGTATCCCGTAAGCCTCTGCGCCATCCTCGCGGAATGTGATTATTGGCCAGCCAAGATTGACCAGCTCTAAAACCACCTCCAGATCGCCGGGGCCGCCTGCCGCCCTTATGTTTGATATTTCCTTGCCTGCGTACTCTGGAAATTCCTCAAGAAAAGTGCCATTTTTCAGCATACCATCTGCAATTTCCTGCGCATTGGTTTTTGCAAAAAGACCATCAACCGTAAGCAATGTAATTTTCCCCGAGCGTTTTGTGTGTACTTTTTGGTGCGCCATTGTTGCTCCCCATGCGTTTTATCGAAACGCGGATAAAAGTTGATAATTGGTTGCCTGTTGACCGGACAGGCTCCGGTTTCCGGTTTGGCAACTAAAGCCGCTACTCCCGAATGTTGCTCTGTGTTTCGACAGCGTTACCGCTGGATGTCCCGACAGATGCAACGATCAGCGCCCTGTCCGGCACCACATCCATTAACCCGGAAGGTCTGGGTGTCAAGGCGCTGATCATTGTCCCCTGATGCGCTCAGGGGATGGTGCTCACTTCGGCCAGTCGTCGCGGTCAGCTTCGGCACGGTCAACAAGGTACGCAATCATTGCCATCAGCATCAGCAGTAACGCGACGTATGCGGCGATACAGAGTACGGTTTCCATAATTCCTCCGGCACAAAGCAAGTGTAGATTACCAAAAATCAAACGCAATCTGCTTTGATTTTTGCTCCTTTTCGATGGATAGCAAGGCATCAATTACAACTGAATCCTGCCTTCCAAATCCAAGACCACGTAGATGCAAATCGTTCTTCAAAAGGCATATGGCAACAGCCTTCCAGCTTGGAACCCTTCCTGATGCCGCTAACTTTGCGCTTACTTCGTCCGGTATTCCATCGCTATAACAGCGATCCCGCCATATTTTCTCGTAGTCCGAGACGCGCTTGGTAGTTGGCCCGCCATTGCCTAATGGCTCGATCTGCTTCTTTGTTCGCCAGTAGCCGTTGCTCATCGCTTAACATTCCCCAGGCTTCCCTGACAATATCTTCAGGGCAATTAAACTCTAAAGCGCAAGCCGCATGACCAACCCATGCCTTTTGATTCATGTTTGAGTCGGTCAATGCGTTCTCGCAACTAACCGGCCACTCGTTGATGACGCGCATCATTGCCCTTCCGTACAAAACATGATTTCCAGTGAACCGAACCGCCTTCTCAAGCCATGTCTTTTTGTCGGTAACATCAGCATACATCCCGTGAGCAACTTCCTCCCAACTGCTCACGGGGTGATACACGCGCTCAAGCCTCATTGTCTTGATGGTCATACTGGTCAACATCCCATGACTTGCTGAAGTCTTGATTCTGGAACAATGCCGCTACTCCGGTAATTTGCTTCAGTCGCAAAAGCTCATCAGGCGACATCCCTATATGCTTGCAGATCCAATGATCGCCTTTCCCCATCTCGACCAATTCAGCAACAATGGTCGACATAAGCTCAATGTTGTGCGATCCACGGGCGCGGTTATGGCGAATAGTTGACGCCATGCGGTCGTGCATTTCCTTGTCAAGAACAACTACCGGAAGCATTCCCTGTTCGCGCTCGTTAATACGCCTGCTGTCACGCAGGATGCAATAGCGATGAAATCCGTCAACAACTACGTACTTATCGTTTTCAGCATCACGCACAACCACCACCGGCTGAGTGTATCCATCTTCCCAAATTGAGGTCTCCAGCAGCGCCATTTCGGGCGGCGCAACACTGTTCGGGTTGTAGTCGTTGGCCGTAACCTTCTCGATAGGCACACGTCTTACATCGTAAACGGGCGACTTGAACCCGTCAAAGTCGCTTGCATACGACCCGTCTTCGCGGTGCGTTTCTTTGCCGACCAGCGGCGGATTAAATACACAGATCAGCGTCGTGACTTCGTGAGCCTCAAAATAGTGAGGGTCGTTCTTGTCGAGCGTGTACGTCACATCCGGAAGAATTGCGAATTCCTCGCCAGTCTCTGCATTGGTCAGTGTGGCGCGGCCTGACACGCAATAGCAGCTTTCGAGGTGGTTCTTGTAATGCTGGAATACGCGCTTTCCTGGCTCAATAACGGTCTTGGTCATGGAGAATCCCATGCCGTCCTCCTTTAGAATAATCCGGTTGCTAATCCCAGAATGGAACTGTACTTTGCGGTCTTCCGGCAGATTTTCAATGGTGGTCACTTTCATGCTGTTTCCCCTAGTTTGCTGTATTTCTTCTGGATCGCTTTTTGACGATCCATCTGGTGTTTTGTCGGCTGCAATCCAAGATACTTGCAGGTGTGGTCGTTTTTCAGGATGGTGATAGCAAAACGCTTCCAGCTAGTCACTACGCTGTTGTGCGAGTCGAGGCAATCAAGGTCATCGGGCGGAACTTTAACAACAACGCGCCGCAACTCATTTTTGCCGTGCGGCGTCGTTCCATTAAAATGAAACCGGACACCCTTCTTTTCCATGTCAGCAATAACGTCCTCATTTAGTCCGCGCCCCACTCTTCCCCAAAACTTGATGGACTGAATGAAGCGCATCTTAAAATTTTCCGCAGCCTCCTGTGGAAGAGTGGCCAGCAGAAACTTAACAAACGATTTCCATGTATGACCTTCTGGCAACTTGAATGAATGATAATTCAGTTGCTTGCCATAGGTGGCGATGAAATTAGCGCCGCCAACGCGAGCGCACAGCCTTGCCCACGTATGCCCATCAATAACCCGGTACAAGTTAAGGCTTGACTTTGATTCACTCATAAATGGGCTTGCCACACGCATCCTGGATATAGGCACACCAGCCATGTAGAACGTGTCGTACAACTTGTTGTAGTCCCATTCAAACTTGGCATTCGCCACCCAGATGTCACGGGTCTTCCAATCATAAATGGGATAGCAGTTAAATACGTGTTCGGTGTTTTTCTTTGTCCAAGCCTGACCGCCAAGCATTTCCTTGTCCTGATTCATGATTGCTCGGAATCGGTTCAGGCTCTCGTCGGTTCTGATGCCAATCAGGTTGGCGGTTCGCTTTCCTTGGCTGTACCACTCGGCAAACATGTCCCAGAAGTCGTCGTAGTGCATGTTCTCAACAAATGCATCACCAAACGGATGATTGCTCAGGTTGACGATGTAATCCTGCTCAAGCATCGGCCTGATCCAGCGATGACGGTCTGCCTCGCCCCAGCACTGCCAGTCGATCTCGTACGCAGAAACCGTGCATGGCAACGTAATCGGCATACAGCACCAGTACACATCCAGATACTCGCGATTGTTCTGAATCATGCGGTGCATGAAATCCAGTGAATATTCATAGTTGGCTTCATTGTCCAGAATCTGGATGCCAATTTTGCGCTTGATCCCGCGCTCTTTCATGTACTGAAGGATCAGATTCAGCATTACGCCGGAGTCTTTGCCGCCACTGAACGACAGGTAAATGCGTTCAAAGTTGGCAAAAATGAAATCCAGCCTGTCTATGCTGGCGTCATATACATTCTTTTCATTGTACGTTCGCATCACCCGTCCCCCGCATCACTTCCGCCGCATTGACCTTGATCTTTGCCGCCTTGCACGCATCCAGGAAGGCCAGATAGTACGCAGGCCCGACCCATCCGCGACTTTGCCAGTGGTACACCGAACCTTCCGGCGCGTTTACCAGCCTAGCCACATTCTTCGGCCCGCCAAGCTGCTGCATCGCCTCCTTTACACTAATCTCGTTGCTCATGTTGTTGTCTCCGCTGATAGTGTCGGCAATGTACCATGTGAAATTATTTTCAACAAGTAGTCGAAAGATATTTCAAGCGTGATATGCTGTTAAACATCGAAACAACAACGACGCACCGGGGATGACAATGAACATCGAACGCTACAACGACTACCGCAACGCCGTATATACAGGCGAAAATGCCGAGGATGCACTCGGCGCAACACTGCACATTGCCGAGACGCTTAGCCCGCTGATGCTGGTTGCGCTGCTGAACGGCAACCATGCCGAGGCCGCGCACTACGCTGAAGCAATCTGCGACGAAGCCGCCAAGCACTACGCCGCGACCGTTGAAGGCCGCGACCTTGGCGAACTGGCGGACGAGGAATGCGATCGCCGCAAAGACCGCGCTCGCGACGATAACGACTTTTACTTTCGGGAGACCAACCCATGAACGCATCCGCCATTATGTTGTCACTGATTACGATGGTCTGCATTGCCATTGTCACAGCAATCGCCGCAACCCTGCACGGAGCAGGCGCGGGTTTCGCAGCGTTTGCCATTTCGAGCGGGTTCGTCCTGCTCGCCACAAAAGACTATGACCAAGGGGAAATTGAATGATTCAGCCCGGATTTAACCTGAAAATCGCTGCCGAGTGCGTGGCAATCTACGGCGAACGCGCTATGCAAGCTGCATTGGCTGACGACCGCGAGGCCGTCATTACCGAAATCCTGAACGCCATTCATGCCGCACATTGCGTGCTGACGTCGGTGCGCAATCCGGAGGTGCCGAATCATGAGTGACAACAAGACCCACTGGAAACGCCTCGTTAACTGCGACTACATCGGCGTGTACAGTCTGCCGAATGGCGGAGATGACCTGACCGTGACAATTCTTTCCGTTGCGCGTGAACAAGTGGTTGGCGCAAACGGCAAGAAGGAAGAATGCCCGGTTGCGCGGCTGAAGAACCAGAAGCCGTTTATCTTGAACCGCACCAACAACAAGTCTATCGAAAAGCTGTATGGCCCTTATATTGAGGATTGGGCGGGTAAGCAAATCACACTGTTTGCCAGCACGACGAAGCTGGCCGGTGACGTGGTTGAGTGTTTGCGCGTCCGTCCGTTCGTGAATGTACCGACCAAGCCCGGCATTGACGATGATCGCTTTGCCGGTGCGCTCAACGCTATCAAGGCCGGTACGTACACCGCTGAGAAACTCCGCAGCGCATGGGCCTTGACGGAAGACCAATCCGCCGCGCTTGACGTGTTTGTGGCGCAACTGGTCAGCGGAGGCGGTGATGATAATCAGGGCTAGTGCGCTCGGGGAAATCATGGCTAGCCCGAAGAAAGGCGAAACCATTTCGGCAGGTGCAAAGACGTTCATCCGCAAGGAGTTTATTCGCGACCTGTTCGGATTCCGCGAACATATCAGCAGTCCGGCGATGGAGAAGGGAATTACGTGCGAACAGGATGCCATCGACCTGTACAACACCGTGTACTTCACGGACTGGCAAAAGAACACCGATCGCGTGACAAACGAGTGGATTACGGGCGAGTGCGACATTTTCACCGGCACGTCAGTTATCGACATGAAGTGCTCATGGAGCCTGACCACGTTCCCGGTATTTCATGCCGAGGCGGAAAACTCCGGATATGAGTGGCAACTCCGCGCCTATATGATGCTGTGGAACGTAGACCGCGCTGAACTGGCGTATTGCATGGTCAGCACGCCGGAGCATTTGATACGGTGGGAAGACCCGACTATTCATAATGTTGACCACATCGACCCGGTTAAACGCATCACGCGCCTGTTTTACGAGCGCGACGCGGAAAAGGAACAGGCCATCATCGACCGCGTTAAAGCGTGTCGTGAGTACTACAACCAAATCGCGGCAGAGTATGCCGCACAAACGAGGTGAGCGATGTTTATCGAACTGGTACGACTCGGCAAAGACGCCGAACTGAAACAGGCCGGGCAGACTGAAATCCTGTCTCTGTATGCAGCCTATGACGTGGGCTATGGCGACAAGAAGAAGGCGCAATGGATCGGCCTGACGCTGTTCGGCAAACGTGCCTGGCAAGTCGCAGGCATGATGACCAAGGGCACGCAAATCATGGCAACGATGGATGACGTGCAGGTTGAGGAATACAACGGCAAGAGCTACCTGAAAGCGAAACTGATCGAGTTCAAGTTCGCAGGTAACAAGAAGTCCGGCGACGATTCCGAGCCTGCACCGCGTCAGCAGCGAGCCGCGCCGCGACCTGCATCTGGTGGCGGCGGAAATAACGACTTCGATGATGATTTGCCTTTCGCGCCCATCAGCAAGCACGTCATGTAACCATAACCCGCGCCGGTCATCCGGCGCATGGAGACAATACAATGAGCACCGAACTTGCAACAATCGAAACCACCGAAATCCAACTTGCCTACACCTCACCGAACGGCATCGACATTCTGCTGGATCGCATCCGCAAGGAAGCATCCAGCGAAGTCCCCGACCTGACCACCGCCAAGGGCCGTGCCCGCATTGCATCGCTGGCCCACAAGGTCAGCAAGACCAAGGTTCTGGTTGATGAATACGGCAAGGAACTGGTTGCCGAGGAAAAGAAGCGCCTTGCCCTGATCGACGCCGACCGCAAGAAGTGGCGCGATGAGTGTGACGCCATCCGCGACGCCATCCGCAAGCCGCTGACGGATTGGGAGCAGGCTGAGGCTGACCGCGTGCAGCGCCACAAGGAGGGCATTGCCAGCATCACTTGCATGTCAAATTGCGACGGCATGACCGCCGAATGCATTGCAATCAGCATTGCCGCCCTTGAAGAGACACCGATGGGCGAAATGTGGGAGGAGTTTGCCGGGGAAGCAGCTTCCGCCAAGGATAAGGCGCTTTTCGTCATGCGTTCAGCTCTCGCCGCCCGCCAGCAATACGAAGCCGAACAGGAAGAACTTGCCCGCCTCCGTGAAGAAGCCGCCCGCCGCGAGCAGGAAGAACGCGAGCGCCGCATCGCCGAAAAAGCCGCAGCCAAGGCCCGCGCCGATGCAGAAGCCAAGGCCAAGTCGGAACGCGAAGCCGCCGAAGCGAAAGCCCGCGCCGAGCAGGAGGCCGCCGAACGCGCCCGTATTGCTGCCGAGCAAGCCGAAGCCCGCGCCAAGGCCGAAGCCGAAGCCGCCAAGCTGCGCGAGCAGGATGCCGAGCGCCGCCGCGTCGAGGCAGAAGCCCGCGCCGAACGCGAAGCCAAGGAGGCCGCCGAACGCGCCGAGCGTGACCGGGTAGCCGCTATTGAGGCCGAACGTCAACGCGCTGAGCGTCAACGTATCGCCGAGCAGGAGGCCGCAGCACGTGAACAGGCTGCCCGCGAAGCCGACAAAGAGAACCGCCGCAAGGTCAACCGCGCCGCACTGGAAGGCATCATGGCGGCAGGCATCGGCGAAGAACAAGGCAAGGCGCTGATTGCGCTGATTGCTGCTGGCAAGGTTCCCAATATCCACATCACGTACTAAGGTTGGCCATGCAAACAAGTAACCACACATCCGACATTGCGGCACGTCAGGCCGTCCGCGATTCCCTGCAGGCCGACTACGAGGCCTTCATCCGCCGCCGCAAGGTCACGGTCGTGCCGGGCTATCCCGACAAACCCATACCGCCCCGGGAGAAGATCGCCAAGGAGCTGGAGCCGCCGAAGCCTGTTCGGTCGAAAGGCGCAGCCCGGAGCCAGAAGGTCTGGCCGCGCTATTTCGAGATGGAAGCCCTGATCCGCAAGCACGGACTGACCCCGCTGGAGTTGTCCAGCGAGACCGGCATCGCCCGGCAGACGATGACCAGCATCATCAAGGGCGACTACAACCCGCGCCCGGATCGGCAGGCACTGATTGAAGCCGCCATCCTGCGACTGGTTGCTGAGCGGATCGCGGATCAAGGTCAGCACGCTGGTCCTATCCGCCGCCCGATTGCCCGCACCCGGGGAGCGCACATCCCGAACGGACGCGCACGGCTGGCGAAGATGCTGGATGACAACGGGATCACGCAAAGGCAGGTAGCGCGGTCGATGAACAAGCCCGAGAGCTACGTCAGCAACGTGCTGAAAAACAAGCAGGCTATTTCGGCGGCAATGCTGGCCGAGATGGAAAATGTGATCTTGAGGATCATCGACAACCGGAAGCGCGAGGCGGCAAAGATGCCGATGGCGCGGATGGTGATTTGTCAGGAGGTGGAGTGATGGATATTGAGGAACTGAAGAAACTGGCGCAGGCGGCAAACGCCGGTTTTGGTTGCCTCCCATGGCAAATAACAATGGCCCGCAACGAGCATGGCGCAACTGGTTACTACGTTCGCGGACATTGTGAGCCGGGGATTGCCGTTGTTAAAGATCAGTATTGGGAGGATTCCTACAACCCGCCGGTGGATGATTGTGGGTATTTACAGCCGGATGAGCGCATGGATTGCGACCCCGTGCGCGTTGATATTGCCCGGTACATCGCCGCTGCCAACCCCGCCACCGTCCTCGGCCTCATCGCTGAGATCGAGCGGCTGCGGGATGAGGTTAACGGGCTGACGGGCACGGCTGATGCGCTGGAGCGGCAACTGAATGAGGCCCGCAACAACGACATAACCGCAATGGGTTATCTGGCCGACTGCCGCATTGCATCCGGCGACAACGGCAAGCGGATGCTGCCGGATTTTGTGGAGTATCTGCGGGAGACAAAACAACAGCGGGATGAGTTGCTGTCGTCGTTGCGTGATGTTGTTGGATGGGTTCCTGGCCGTGAAAAATGGCATACCGACGAGCCAATCAAAGCCGTGAACCGTGCCTGCGCAGCCATCGCCAACGCGGAGAAAACGAAATGAGCCTGACAGTAGATGAATCCCTGCGATTCGCAGACCAACAGTACACCAAGCAGTCCTTCGCCGGTGTTCTCACCGCCGAAGTGCGGCGACTGAGTGCCGAAAACGAACGACTCCGCGCCGAGCTTGCGCAGGAACGGAAGCGGCTGGATTGGGCGATGAGACACGACACTTTCTACGACCACGCTACGCATGTTTTCCACTGCGACCCGGCGTTCAAGATTGTGAACCCGCAAGTGCGCATCGAGACCGACAACCCCCGCGCCACAATCGACGAACTGATGGGAGATACGCCGTGACATTAGATGACGCGCTGAAATGCGCAGACGATCCGGAATCAAACAGTGGCGTAGAAGTTACCCTCGCCGCCGGAGTTCGCCGCCTGACTGCCGAAAATGCGGAATTGCGGGGTAGGGTTTTGGAGCTGTTGGACGGTGTTTTTGGTGACACGGTAACAGGGGATAAGTGCTTGCGTGAAGCCCGCGCCATCCTGCAATCGGAGCAACCCAAATGAAATACATGCAATTCAACGACGATGGCTACACCCCCTGCGGCAAGTGGCGGGTTGTGCCGACTGAGCCGACCGATACCGAAATCCATGCGGCGTATCGTAACGCACTCGGTCAATCAATCCGAGAGCGTGACATACCAGAGATTCGCAAGTTCTCAAATGCGCTCGTCAAATCCGCCCCAACCCCACCCGCCGAGATGATGCTGAGCGGGGAGCCGGTGGGGTATGCGCACGAAATCAGGAAGGTTGATTTTATCCACAAGGACGTGAGAGAACTGCTGGATAAGTTTTACGCTGAGCATGGTTTCCATAGCCAGACTGATCGGCCACCAATCAAAACCACAGAACATTACACGGTCCCCGTTTACCTCCACCCCACCCCCGACGCTGCCACCGTGCGGGATGCAGATCGGCTGGCATGGTTGCTGGCGGACTACGGCAACCGCTCAGCGCAGGTATTCCGCGAGTGGGACGGCGAATCGGATTTGCGGGCGGTGATTGACGCGGCGCGAGGTGCGAAATGATTGATGATAAAGAACTGGCGTCAGACGAGGCCAACCTAAAAGCACTTGCTGATAAATATTACGACGATAGCGGGTGGCTGATGAAACAAGCAAAAATAATCCGCGAGGCAATGCGATATCGAAAACTGCGCGATGTTGGCGTATATATAGTCGGAGAATATAAGTATGCGCGTGACGGCGATGACCTTGACGAAGCCGCCGACCGGCTGCTGGAGGGTGAGTGATGAACAGTAGAGAACGTGAAAACGCCGAGCAATACGCTCGCGAAAGACTGCGCGAAAAAGCGCAAAACGAGGCTACCTGCTTTGCGCTCAATGACATGCTTAAGGAGTTGCAAGCCGAAGTCGAACGCCTCCGCGCTGAACTGGCGGCGCGTGAGTGGCGGACGATTGAGAGTGCGCCGAGGGATTGCCGAGTGCTGTTGTGGTGCGAAAAGCCGGTATTTAACGGCATACATGTCGTTACCGGGCATTGGAATGCCGATAAGTTCGCCGGGAAGCCGCGTCCGTATTGGACAAATGATTTAGAGCAAATTCGTGGTGTGCTGTATACGAGGGCGACTCAACCCACCCACTGGATGCCACTGCCACTGCCACTGCCGCCGGAGCCAAAGCCATGACCCATTCCGCCACCCCGACCCGATTTGAAATCTATGCCAACGACGACCCGCAAGTGCTGGCTGCCAAGATCGTGATGCAGGACGAATGCGCGTCAACGATCAAAATCCGGACGTGCGTCAATCCGGACAACTGGCCCGGTTTGAGCGACACCATCATGCTGGCACTGATGCAGATGCATCCGATGGAGGTTAAGACATGAAAACCCCCGAAACAATCTACCTCCAGTGGTACGGAGACGCCAGTCCTGAACTGGTTGACCACGATCCAGACATCGACCCGGACGGCGCGTCGTGGTGCTGGGAGCAGATATTCCCGGCAGACATCGAGTACGTCAGGCGCGATGCCGTTGACGCTGTCCTGTCTGACCTGCTGCTATACGTATCGCAGGGCAAGGATTCGTCAGGGTTGACGCTGACTGAGGCGAGAGACCGCATTGTTTCGGGCATCAACACACTTGTACGGAGGCACTATGCGCCCACACGACTCTGATGCGACACGGAAACAAACCAGGCGGGAGCAGTCCCTTGACACCCTGATGCTGCTCAGCGCCCTCGAATCATGGGCCTTCTCGCAGGAGACGAGGCTGCCGGATTATCTGCACGACCGGCTGAGCGCGGCGATTGAGGTGTTGCGGGCGGAAGTGCTGCACAACGAGGAGTTAGCAACCGCCCCATGCGCACCGCCTGTTGTTACGCGGCCTCCTTGGGAGGTTCGGTAATGACCAATCAGGAGATGCTCATCGAAATGCGCAGCGCCCGTGGTTTTCATGCGTTCGGCGTCTCCAAGGTTCAGCGAATGTTCCATCTGAGCTACAACGACGCCAGCCGCTGGATTGACTGGCTGATTGAAATCGGGAGCGCTGAGAGGATCGATGGCAGGCCGTGGGAGGTGAGGCTGGCATGACACCAACAGAACGCCGCGCAACCTACCCCGCTGCCGTTGTCGAGGCGTGGGAGTGGATCGAGGTTTACTGCCCGCATTACGCCACGGAAGGCCGCGATTGGCAGACCACGGACAACATGAGCGCCGCAGACAAGGTGACAGCGCTGCGGCATATTGCGACACTACGCGACGCTGGGATGCTGGAGATTGAATCAGCGCCGCCGCGTGGAAACTTTGTAAAGAGGGGATTGAGATGAACGATCGCGAACTGCTGGAAATGGCGGCTAAGGCTGCTGGAATTGAACTGGTTGGAGGCAGCAGAACACCTATGGTTTGGGAAAATGGTTTCCCGCTAGACTACATGCGGGAATGGCGTCCGCTTTCTGATGACGGCGACGCGCTGCGGCTGGCTGTGAGGCTGGAGATGACCATTCGCAACTTTGGGCATTTGGTTTCCGTGATGGCTCCGCATCAGTATCAGGTTGATGAATACACGAATGACGATCCTTGCGCCGCCACCCGCCGCGCCATCGTCCGTGTCGCTGCGGATATCGGGAGGGCAATGCCGTGAGCAACAACGCGCTATACCTCATCATTGCCGTATGGTGGCTATCAGGAATTGCTCTCGCTTCCGGTTGGCTTAAGTTGCTGGCGTGCGTATTTCCGCTTTACGCAATGTACGTGCCGGTTGAGGCGGCATTGCATCGTTTTGCGGGGTGCGCACCATGACCAATGCACAAACCCGCATCCGCGAACTAATCCCAGCCGAACTCGCAACCATGCGCGACCGTGCCGACATCGAGCGCATCTGTGGCGGCGTAGGACTGCGGACGGCGCATATGCTGTCGGTTTTTGAGGAACTTGAGGAGTTGACGCGATGAAACCAGATTGGAAAGACGCGCCGGAGTGGGCGAAGTGGCTGGCGCTGGATGAATACGGCGAATGGTGGTGGTACGAGATGGAGCCATTGCTTTTTTACATGGCTGGCCATTGGCATGCCGAATCAGGCCGGAAACTGAGAGTTTCGCCGGATATGGTAAATTGGCAGGATTCGCTTGAGGCCAAACCGGAGTGAATCACGGAGCCATGGACGGCCATGCTGTACATCATCATCCTGCCCGGCATCGCGCTGATTGCAATCCTGGCCGCAGTGTTAATGCGGCCGGATGATTGGGATTAGGCGGAAGCATCAGTCTCCGTAATTGGCTCCGGCCTTACCTCTGCCGTACATTCCGACTCCAGCGCCACCGTACACCCGGCAGGAGGCTCCCACGGTGTCACGCCATCCCAGATAATGGTATTCAGTCGGTATCCGTCAGCATCAACAATCACGTATCTGTTGCTCATCATCACCACTCCAGAATCCAGCAATAACCGTCGCCGCCAGCACCACCGGCACCGGATGTGAAATTACTACGTGCAGCACCGCCGCCGCCGCCACCGGAACATTTGCCGCCAGCGGCTCCGGCCCCTGCATTGCCGCCAGCATTAGCCCCGCCGCCCGCGCCGCCATCTCCAGCAACGCCGAACAGCGTGCTATCTGTGCTAGGGGTGGCTGCTCCACCTGATGTGTTGCCTCCAGCAATTGTGGCGGATGTCATCTGTTTGGGTGCGCCATTGCCACCGGAAGAGGCTGCATTAGCTGCGCTTATTCCACCCCCGCCGCCGCCGCCATTACCTCCAGACGCCGATACAGACCCGTCGCACTGCACCCCAACAGATGAACACCCGGCACCTCCTGTGCCACACCCTAGACTAGTGGCGATGGTCGGGGGCGTACTCGTATTAGTACCTGAGCCGCCCCCGAAGGTTCCAGTCCCGGCAATACTGGAAATTGTGCTTGCGCCTGCTGAGCGGAGAGAGGCACCGGCCCCGCCACCGGCAGCCGTTGCCGACCCTGCCCCTCTACCACCACCACCACCACCGAAACCCGTTAGCAAAGTTCCGAAGGTTGAGTTTCCGCCACCATTTCCGCTGTTTCCAGTAACATTGGTAGCGCTGGTCACCCCAGCAACAGTCGCACCACCAGCGCCGATGGTAACCGGGACAATTCCTGTGCCATATGCTGCGAGAATCTGGGCGCGGGTGAATGTGTACATGGCGATTGAGCCACCACCGCCGCCCCCACCGCCAGACGCCACAACACCGGCCCCAGACACGCCGCCGGAGCCTCCCCCGCCACCGCCGCCGCCGATGGCAACCTGCACGAACTTTGTCCGCGCATCCATCGTGAAATTGCCGGAGCCGGAGAAGTTCGTGGCAATTCCAGGAGAGCCGCCAAGCGGCGGGATAATCGCACAAACCGGATACGTATTCATGCGTTCACCTCACAGGCCGGAAACGAGGACGGAATAGGTCGTCCCGTCAAATGCGGTTGGCGTGACCTTGATGCTGTCGATATTGCCAGCCGGAATGGTAATTGCCTGACAGGTCGTCAGCGCCACGGATACAGTCGTCCCGTTCTGGTCAAGCAGCGTCCGGTACGTGGTTGCGCCGCGTGGCCGATATGTAATGCCGAGCGTTCCGGCAGTTGTCGCGCCGGTCGTCTCAAAGGCAATCTGCAACGCCGAGTTCTGGATGCTGCTGATGTCGATGGTCGTCGCGCCGCCAGCCTGAGTAAGTCCGGTTGTGGCAATGACAAAGTTGCGGTTTGTTGCGGATGTAGATGCGCTAGGCATGATGAACCTCGTTATTTCCGATCCGCAACGCGGACTTGCAGGGTGGTACGGTCGCCGGGTGTTGCGCCGCCTGTGTAGGTTATGCTTCCGGCAGACACTTTGCCGATAATCGTGGCGTAGTGATAGCCTTCCGCCAGTGACTGCGTGAAGTACATCTGGCCGAGCGGCAGGTTTGCGCCGCCTGCGTAGGAATCGCCGGTCATGTAAACATCGACGCCGGTACCATCCACGCTGATTGAGCTATAGCAAGCCTGGTTGATGTTGCCAATTTCAATCGTGCCGTTTGCAGTAATCGCTACCTGTTCGCTCGCCCACGCCAGGAACGGGCAACGGATTTCCGTGTCAATCTCGACGTAGGCTGCTGATGTCGTACTGCGGGCAGCGGTGTAATGACCATTGACCACCATGCCATCATCGTTAAACCACGACCGGCACATGTTCCACGTTGGGCCTGCGGTCGTGTAGGCAATCCCGACCAATGTCCGGCTCACGTCACCATTTTTGACCTTGTAGCCAAAGTTCGGGTCTGTTGCGTAGGACGTGGCCGAGTATTCCAGCGCCACGTTGCCCGCGCTGTAGTAGGCGTAGATGTACAGCGTTGCGCCCACGCCAGCCCCTGCCGGAGCCAGTGCTACGCCTGCGTTCGGGATGTTCAGTCCAAAGCCATTGCATATAATCTGGTTGCCGTTGTACGGGTTCAGCCGGAGGTTAGCGCCGTCGATGACAAGCTGACAGTTGCCGTTTGCCATCGCGCCGATGTTGTTGACCTGAATGATGTGGACGTTTGTGCCGTCATAGATGCCCATGTACGACCGGCCAGACAAGATATCCTTCGCCTGAAGCGGCAGGTTGTTCGGGCGCACGATTGGTTTTGCGCCCAATCCGCTGACGTTCATCGTCGCGGCGGCGGTGTTGTCTGCGGATGCCGTGAAGAAGAACCGCTGCCCGAGGACATAAGCGCCCAGTGCCGGGGTCAGGGTCAGCGTCAGCGCGTTTGCAGTCCCGCCTGCCACTGCATAGGAAAATTCAGCAGACTGAACCTGTGCAATGTTGGGAGCATCCGTAGCCGCCGTTCCGGGCGATACAGCGGTGATCTTGTGCGTGCCCATGTTCAGGTCGGCAGTCATCGCCAACGTGCCGTCACGACGCAGGAAGGTGGCCTCGTGGTTGATGAGGTAGTAGCAGTCCTGCGCAAGGTTGTACATCAGGATGCAATTCTGGTTTGACCGGATATCGTTCGCAATCAGCACTTCGCCGCCGATCTTCTTCACGGCCCGCGCAGGCAGCGCGTTGACCGTCAGCGTAACCGTGGTCGTGTTGGCGGCATTGGCCCGCATCAGGAACACGTTGCCGTCGCTGAAGTCCGTACTGCCGAGCGTGACCGTCAGCGCGATGTTGTCGCCGGAGCCTGTTGCAATACCGAACGGAAGCGAGGAGTTGAGTGCTGTGACGATGGACGACACATCCGACACGAAGTCGACGATGCCGGTCACGGAGTCAATGGTATTGCCAACCGCATCTTCAAGGACGCAATCAATGGTGCCGGTCCAGAAGAACGTGGCAAAGAAGCCATCTGCATCGGCAGTAACGGGATTAGCGGCGGGAATGGTTTCGGACTTGTCCTGCCAGATACTGGAAAGATTTGACGTGCCGGTATCGTACACGTACAGCTTCCAGCCGATGCTAGGCGCACCGATAGACGTGACAAACTCATTGTTGGGGTAGACAAACTGCCGCATGATGCTAGCTCAATCCAATTTTAGGCGACATATTCGCCCCAACATGAAAGGATATTACCATATTATTGGCCATTGTCTGACTCCAAGGCCGATTGGCGCGATGACGCCGCCCTTCCTGTCGTGCCGCCAATACCAACACCAAGCGCCGTCGCGGTTCTGCTTCTGGTTGTTTGCACTTGCGACAGGTGCTGCGCCAGGTTGTCCAACTCGCGAATTGCTTCCGGCCCCTTAAGCATCAGGATGCGCCCTATCTCGTTACGCACTGGCTCCGGCGTACTTGTCCGCCTGTACAGGTTCTTTGCCGCCGCCATTGCTGACATGATTGAACCACTGGAAACAGATGACGCAATATCCTTTACATCCTTCATGGCATCAACGCCCATGTCTTCGGATGCCGCCAGCCTGCGGAATGTGGCCGATCCAGCGCCAACGGATTGCAGTTGCTTTAATTGCTCCTCGCGCATGAGCGCCGCAGCAAACTTGCGATAATCGCCGCCAAAGATGGTGTTAAGCCGTTCCGCTGTTGCTGGATTTTTCCAGAACGCCAGCAGTTCAGTCTGTCCGGATTGCTTGCCAGCCTTTTCGCGTAATGCCTGAAGTGCGCCAATTCGGAATGCATCAACTTCGGACGGTGACAGCCCCGCCACTGCTTCGCGCAAATCCAGCGACTTCTCGCTAAGCGCCCTGCGGCCAAGGTCGGCTGCCTCGATTGCCTGCGACGGGCCTGCCCACGCATTACGGGCCTGCTGGTAAACGGAACGGCCAAGGTTGTCCTTTGGCGATGCGTCGTCTAACTTGGCTGTCAATGCCGTGCGCAAGTCATCAATCGCCCGCGCCTTTCCTGCTTCGCCTGACTTCTTGAGGCTGGTTGCGGCGTCATAAAGTGTTTGCTTGAGGGTATCAAGCTTGCTGAACGGGACACTTCCAATCGTCGTTTGCAGCCCGTTCGCCCCAATAGCCGTGTTGTTCATCGCGGCATCAATCAGCCGGTTTCCGGTATTACCCTGAATGGTGGCCAATTTTTCAGACTCAGCCAGATACGGCGATGCCCGTTGCAAGATTCCGCGAAGTTGATTGTCTACGCGCACGTCTACGCCATTGAGTTGCGCGTACAGCGGAGCCGCATCGGCAGCACGTTTAGCGCTGTATTCCTCAACGCTGCGCACAAGGTCAGCATTTCGCGTCCCCATGGCATCATCAGCGGCGGATATGATATTTCCGCCGCGCTCAGCCGTCCGCTGCCGCATTTCACGGGCGAACTTTGGCATGGTGGTTCCGGGCTGCTCAACCACAACATCCAGCAGGTTGCGAGTATTAGCGGCTCCGGTGTCGGCAATCATGGCGGACGGCCCGAGCTTGGCCATTCTTGCCTTTGCCCTATCCATCCAGCTACTGCTTGCGGGGATGGTTGTGGTTACTCCTGGAATTGCCTGGCCCGCCGCATTGATTCCGCCGCCCTGAGTTACCTGCTGTGTGCCAGTGAATACCGAGCCTTCCGGAACATCCCGCGCTGCCGCCTCGGCCACTTTCAGTCGCGCATAATCAGCAGACCCGCCGCCGGTTACGCCCCTGCGTACTGCGCCACCGACGGCACCAAGCACATTCAGAACCGGCACAGTCGCAGCACTACCCAGTGCCGAACTGCCAGCGCCCTGCGCCACGTCACCAGCCACATCCCTTGCGGTCGCGCCTTTTGATTCGCCAAGCGCCGTCAGCCCGCCATAACCCGCACCAGTCGCCGCCGCCCTTGTCGTGTTCGTGAGCACGCCCTCGCCGACACGTTGCGCCATGCCGCCAAGTCGAGCGCCGGGAGCCAGCGCCATGACCGGAGCCGATGCTGCTGCCGGAGCCACTGCGGACAGCACTGGATAATCCTTCTTGTATTGGTCTGTCATGCCGCGAATCAGGTCACGGTTTTCCACGTAAGCCTTTTTCGGGTCTTCGCCCGTCAGTATGGCCTTTCCAGCCTGCACAGCCCCAGTCAATTCGTCCAACGAGCCAAATAACGGCCCCTGCAATGCAGTAACCGCACCTTGCAATGGCGAAGGCAGGCTTGCGCCACTGCGCTCCGCTCTGGATGCAACAGGACGCGCCCCGAGACTGCCATCCGGTTTGCGGATAAGCATGTTCGGCTTGCCATTCGCATCGTTGAACAAGTACGCGCCCGCCTGTGTGTCCAGCGCCGCCTGAACCGGAACACCGTCAACCGTCGCGTTCCAGACTACCGGCAACTTCTGGCCCGATGCCTTCGCGTTCGTCATCAGTTGCGGCTGCGTGTTCTGGTAATCCTGTGCGCGACCGGGCGGCATGGTGCGGTGATCGTCCGCAACCGGCGCATTCATCCATGGCTCGTCAGCAACGACCGGCGCATCTTCCCAAGGATTCTTTGCCATTACGGTTTTCTCCGCTTAACGCCTTGAGGGTCGATGAAAATGGAGCCGGACGGAAGCGCATTGTAATCGGCTGTCGACTTGATTTGCTTAGGCGCACCTGACTTTCCGGACAGCCTCGATTCAGGCTTGTGCAAGACAATGTTGTCCGCGTTCAAGCCGCTGCGGTTGGCAATGTCAGCGTAAGACTGATTGAGCTTTGTTTGCGCCTCATCCGCTGCCGCCATGTACTGCTCAGCCAGACGCCCGAAATCTTCTTTTTGCTGCTGCGTCAGTACCTTGCCCTGCTGAATCACATTCATGTAGTTGCTCATGCGATCCAGCGCACCGGATGCCTGCATAGCCATGCCGAGTTCAGATTCACGCACCACGGAACCGGGGTCAAGCATCTTCATGTAGGCGGTTGCGGCTGACAATGTTGCTGCTGCGCTCGGGTCTTTCAGGCTGGAGCGGATGATGCCAACCTGACGCTTCAGTTCAACATAGGTTTTGGAGTCGGCCCGATATTCTTGGCGCAACTGGTTTTCAGACTGCGACTTCTGCACCGGCGTCATTACTTGGGCCGGTTCGCGCTGCGGAGACGACTCGCCAAGGTTTTCCCATTTCCCGCTTACCAGTTGCCGCTCGGTGCGGATCTTGCCGTTTTTTAGGTCAATGACTCGCGTGATTTCCTTGTTGGTTTTCGGGTCAACAGCAGGTATTTCGGCGGGCTTTTCTGCCTTAGCTGCTTGCGCCAAAAACTTCGGGCCTTCCGGCGTGTCTTGGTAGATGATTCCGTCTTTCTGCGCAATCTCACCAGCAGGAGCCATGACCTTGGTTGAGTCCAGACCCGCTGCCCCGAGTTTGGCAATACGAAACAATTCCGGCGAGTATTCTTGGTCGAAGATGCCGCCGGGAATGCCGTTCATGTGATGAGCCGCGCGAGCATCAAGCCATGCTTGCGGCTGGTCTGGAGATGCGCCGACAAAGGCAATGCTGCCCGCGTACATGTTCTTGGCCTGAATCTCTTTCCTCTTGGCGTCATCGCTGGCGTCTTTTTGCAGGGTTGCGAGGTGATTGTACAAGTCAGGACTGTACTGCATCAGCGCCGCAGCACCCTCCGCCGACAGGTCATTCCGCTTGGCCTGCGAATACAGGTCTTTCAGGTTGCCGTTGACGTAATCCTGCGCTTTCTGCTTCGCGGCAAGGTCGCCAAGTGCAAGCGTGGTCTTTTTGCCTTCAATGATGGCGGCATCAGTCGGCGTAGTGCCTTTGATGTAGTCCTGTTCAGGGCCGAGCATTCCGGCGAGTGCGAGCGGCATATCAGCCTCCGAGTGCGAAATTGTACGAGCCAGTACCGGCTGCGGGTGCGAACTTGCTTCCCCCGCCTGTGAATACGCTTGCCAATTGGTCAGCATTTCTGGCAACACTGTCCACCATGCCCTGATATTGCTGACCTTGCGCCAGATTGTAGTCAGCCGACACTTTGCCAGTACCCAACGCCAAGCCAGACAGGTCGGCCGCCTTCTGTAGCGCCAAGTCGCCGCGCTGCTGATTGATGCCGAGGATGTCCTTGCCCTTGCTCACGTCCCATTGTGACGTGTCGCCGTAGTTCAGTGCCTGATTCAGTCCTTCGCCGCGTTGCTGCGTAGCGTTCGACAGTTGCCCGGTCGCCTGCATCCCCGTTTGCGCCATCTGTTGCAGTCGGCCTATCCATTGGTCAAAACCCTGCGATGCCACGCCCTGAGCGCGATCCTGGAGGGCGGCAAGCTGGTTCGCGCCAAGCCGGTTGCCGGTCGCTGCGGCTGACCGCTTGGCGGCTTCGGTGGCTTGCTGCATCTTGAACTGGAATTCGGGGGTTTGCGAGTACTTGGCAACCTGCGTCTGAAATGCAGCGGGGTCGTTCAGCAGTGCGTCAAGATTCTGATAGGCGTTCAGGCCCGGAGCCATCCACGGTGCCCACAAATCTTGTTGTGCGCCATAGGTCTGGTTCGCGACGCCGGTCATTTGCCCGGCCACGTCATGGCGTTGCCGAGAGCCGGTCTGATACCCGGCCTCAAGCGCCTTCTGGCCCGTATCCAGCGCGTTTCCGGCCTGATCGTAGCCGTAATTCGTGATGCTGGTCGCCTCTTGCAGCGCCTGCATGCGTGCGTTCTTGGCCTTGCGGTTCGCTGATGCGCCGAGCAAACCTTTTCCGATGTCCCCGACTAATCCGAGTCCGCTCATTTGACCACCCACCCCGTAGTGTTGCCACTACCTAACGTGTTAAACCAGAGAGTCGAAACGCCTGCCGCACTTTGCACATACAAGCACGATGCGTTCGCTTTGATGGTGTTATTCGGTACACCCGGCCCGGTGAGGGGGAGGCCATTCGCCACGTCGAGGAGGAACTGATACCACGTCTGTTTGTCGCGGTCGTTCAACGACATGAATGTAACATAATCCGGCGATCGCATCACGTCCCCCCGATTTCATACGCGAAGTCTTCCTCAAGCAAATCCCGCCGCCCGTTGCTGGAAATGGACAATTCGAACACGTAATCCCGAGCGCTGCCCATGTTCCACCAGATAGCGCGGATTTCACCATGTCCGGCCTTGCCTATCGCAATCTTCTGCGGGTTGCCGAATGACAACCCCTTGTCCGTTGAGTACCGCAAATTAGCCTCATGCGTGACGTTTTGCGGCACTTGTCCGGATGGGAAGACCAGTTCCAGCCGGTTGGCGCTAATCAGCTTGTTTCCGGCCGCATAGACGCCTGAAACGCGCCGCGCCACCCAGTACGAATCGTATTCCTGATAGCAGAGCCGGTCGAGCGAGCCGATCTTGTTGCTTTGCGAGTCGCCAACCAGATTCAGCCCGAACGCTTGCTCGTAGCACGATGCCCGCCAGTAGCCAAGTCCGTAGGATTCGCGGTTATGCCATGCGTTTTCCTCGGGGTCGTACACAAACGTCCGGCCCTGAGTCGGCAGGGTCAGCGTGTAAAACCAGTGGCCGTCGATATTTTGCATAAAGGCGAACGCATCGCCCACGCCGCCATGCATGGCGGCTTGCGTCAGTTCCTTGGCTTGTGCATCCGTGCTGATGTTCTTGGGGGTATAGCCCTGCATCCAGTACACGTTGTTGTCGTCCCCAAGGAAGAACACGCCAATCTGTGTGGACACAACCGACCGATAAGCCGCCGTGCCACGCAATGAGGACGCGCCCTGATTCGGCACGAACGGAACGCCGGTTACCTGCCCGTTGTTGTACCAAGGCTCAATGGTGCGGTCGCCGAACAGCCAGACGTTGCGGGTATCGGAGACGGTTGCGGCAATGTTGTCGCCGCGCAGGGTCGCAAAGTCGAAGTTGATGGCCGGATAGGACAGCGCGTCATCAATATCTGACACGAAGAACTGGTCTGTTCCTTCACGCGCAAACACCAGATACCCGTCCATGTAGCATCCGGAGCGGGTCGGGTAGAAATTGGGGTCAGCGATGATGGTGAACAGGTTCGTGGTCTCGTCCCAGACGTACCCGTTAAACCCGTTGACGATGACGACTTGCGTCAGGTTGGCGACGATAGCCGGTTGCGCACCTTCCAGCAGCGTACCGAGCAACACGGACGAACCATCTTGCCGCAACTCGTAAAACTCCACGCCCGACACCACATAGATTCGCTCGTTGTGGTTGTAAATCGCCTTGATAGGCCCGCTGCCAACTTGCGCAAACAAGCGTGTCCCGGGCGCACCAATCAGCGCCTTTGCGCCCCGTGCGCCTTGCGGCTGGCTCTCAATATACCAGTTGACAGTCTCCTGTCTGGATAGCGCAAGATCGTCGTCTTTGCCGCTGCTGCCGATGAACATTAGCCCGCCACTCCAAACTTGATGGATGCCTTTCCTGCGGTTGCGTTACGCATGACGGTGAACGATTGCTCGGCCAGCCCGTCAAGGTATTGCTGCCGTCCGGCATCAATACGCACCTCACGCCCCATGCGAGCCGCCAAGCCACAACGCAATGCTTCGTAAGCTTCAGGCGGGAAGTCCAACGAATTGATGCCGGAGTCAATATCCTGATAGCGCCGTTCGTAGCTGTAGCCGATGGCCCAATTAGAGTACGCGGTTGTTGGCCACAGATAAACATCCGTCCACGTGATGCGCGGCTGATGGTACAGCCACAAAGGAACAGACTGCGATGACTTGTTAACCACGCGCTCGTAATCAAACTTGCCTTTTATCAGCAGCGGAACCTGAACGCTCGACGTACCCGGCGTCAGGTCAACACGACGCGCCTCGATGATGCGCAACGGCATCCATGCGAGGGTAGTGAACCCGACGACAATAGCCCCGGATGTGGCGCTATACGGCACGGATGCGGCAGACGTGGTGCCGACGGTGTACAGCGTGACATTCTGACCGGCGACAGCGTGAACCGTGAACCACTCCAGACCGTTCGCATCGCTGGCAATGCCGATGTAGTCGCCCGCCACAAATGTCACGGCATCGGTCAGCGTGATGGCGGACGCACCGACAGCAACATCCGCCGCCAGTGAGTTCTGCCGGTAATCGGATTCAAGGCAGGCATAGGCGGACGGCACACCGGCATTGACTACGGGAACCTGAAACAGCGCCTGTCCGAATGATGGAAACAGGATGCCGCGCTCAATACCCCACAGCCGGACGCCCGTGTTTTCCCAATGGCGCATCATGATGTTGAGGTTTTGCTGCGCGATGTTGTACATCTCGGAGTTGACGGATTGCCCGATCCCGAGGACGCCAGCCAGACGCATGGCGGCCTCCATCAATTCGGTGCCGTTCAGCGAGAAATTGGTACTGTTTGATGTGGGCATTTACGGCTCCGCTGCATTGTTGTAGCCAACCGGAGCCGTGAGCGTCAGTTCCGAGGTCAGCAGAATAGTGATGTCCATACCGGTCGGGCCGGTGCCGAACTGATAGCTGAAACGGTTGGCCAGCGGATTCTTGGTCAGCGCCGTCAGGTCATGGCTCACGTCATCCGGCGTCACGATGCCCCATGTACTGGCATCCGCATCAAAGAACAGAATGAACTGGTCGCCGGTCAGCAGGTTGCCAAGCAGTTGCATGCCGGAAAATGGCGGGTCAATCGCGCCGCCAAGGAATACACCGGTCGGGTCAACACCGAGCGCTTGTGCGACAATCAGGTATGTATATATGGGGAAGTTGTCTGCCATCAGGACGAGGCTTGAAGTATTCACGTCGCCGGTAATCTGGAGCGCAAAGAACCATTTCCCGGCTGAATACTGCTCAGCGCCGATACCCTGCACAGTCGTTGCCACCGTTGCACCAGATATGGCCAGTGTCCGGTCTGCATTGCTCAGCGTCAACACCCCATCACCGCCCACCACTGCCGCATCAATGAACGTCTGCGCGGTATGCGGCAGATAGGTCTGATAATAGGTAAACGTAGCAGTTCCGGTATGGCCCTGCGTGTCGGTTACATCCATCCGCAGCGTGTGATTGCCGCCAGTCATGGTCAGCGTGACGTTTATCCCGCTTGCAACCAGAACACCGTCCACATACCAATCACAACCGGCAAGAGGAGCGTCAAAGCAAATGGTGGCGCCAGCCGATAGCTCGCTGGTTCCATAGCCTGGGAATGGTGTTGCGGACACGACTTCATAGTTGACGACAAAATACACGTAGGCCGGTTCAGGGACAAACGTAGCCGGGGAAATTGGGCGGGCATCAGGCCATGCAGCCATGTCCTCGCGGATGTCCGGCGGGATTTCCTGCGGATTGCGCGGATCACCGTCGGACGAAAGGAAACCATAGCCGTCAATGGAACATTGGGAGCGCATTTTCAGCACTCCCGATATATCATCGACGACAATGAAGTCGCGGTCATAAACCCGATGCGCTCGTTTGCACTTCGGCACGTCACGCATCGTGATTACCCCGCAGCAGGTACAGCCAGATCAATCCGGATTGCGCCGGATGTCCACGAATCAATGCGCAGCCGCGTCCCGGTTTCCCGATTGGCGAACACGCATTCTTGCAACGGCAGCGCCGATGTTGCCTTGGTGTACCAATCAAACAATCCGGACGTAAACAGCGTGTTATCCGCAATGTTTGCATAGGTGCCCTCAATGGCAACCGACGCCGTACCCGCCAGTGCCACCGCCACCGTGGACGGCGATACAAAGCCAACTCGGTTGGGCAGATGCTTCCACGGCCCGTAACCCACGTTCAGATGCCCGACAGACACGTCAGCAGCAGCCGCATCGGTCGTGATGCTGGTGATGCGCGAGGCTATCACGGTCGTGGTCTTGGTGGTCGCGTTCGGCCCGGTGGTGGTCACGCTAAGCGCGTTTCCTTCTGCGCTCAGGTAGTTGATGGTGAAGTTGACGCCAGACAGGTTGTTGACCGAGGTCAATGTGATTGTCCACGCCAGTTCGGACGGAAACCCGGTTGCGCCATAAGTGCCGGACAGAGACAGCGAACCGGCACCGACCAGCGTCTGCAATGCGGCAATTGTGGCAGCACCAGCGGCTTCCGGGGTGTACGCATAGTGACGCAGGCGCATGGCTTAGTCTCCGCGTGCCGAAATGGTCAGCACCAACTCAATGACAGCGGTCGTCCAGTCATTGGAGCCGAGCGTGTAGGTAATATCCTTGCTTTGGATATTCACCACAGGCCGAGCGCCGATGAAATCGCCAGCCGCAGCAACGGTCTGCGCATTCAAAAACGCCGTATTCGCGCCGGTATAGCCGACAGACAGTGTCTTGGTTGCGCCAACCGATTCGGCAGTGATGACGTTGATGTAGGCGTCCATCGTGCCGACGAACTTGGTAGGCCATCCTTGCAACGTGGATGTGGTGATGGTTTGCACCGCACCGCTCGCCACCAACGGAATGGGGATAACGAACTGCTTGATGTAGGGCAGCGAGGAAACCGGCGCACCAGCAGAGGTGGTCGGATTCTTCTTGTTGCCAAGCCCTACGCCCTTGTTCAGGATTGTGTGATGTGCACCAGCCATATAAACCTCCAAAGGTAGCGGGGGCTTGCGCCCCCTATGGCATTACAGGCCGGGAGAACCGTACACGCAACGCACGTCGATAACGTCGAAGGCGTAACGCTCATAGGCCAGGAACTTGGCGTTGAACGTGTCCACATCCTTGTCCTGATCGAAGTTCAGCGCGGCGCGTTCCTGATAAATCAGGCCCATGCTGCCCGGAATGTCGGTCGTGATGAAGAACGCATCCGAGTCGGTCAGGAACGGGTTTTCGACCACATTCTTGATCGTGCCGTTGGTCACAAGCGCGTTGATGGCGTTGTTGGCAGTCTCGGCCTGACGGTCGGACTTGGTCAGTCGCAGCGCCTGGTGCTTCAGCGCGGGCGGCACAACCAAAGTCTTGGTCATCAGCGGGTCGAGGTTGCCGCGTTCATCACGGTTCGCCATCACATTGGCGTAGATGGTTTCCAGCGCCAGTTCAGACAGGTCGATACCGGCCGCGAGGCGGTTCGAGTACGTGCCGCCGCCCTTGCGGACGTGGGTCGTGCTGAACAGAGGCTGGCCGTCCAGATAGGTCGGAGCCGCTGCATAACCGTTGTTGAAAATGTTGGCAGACTGAATCTGTTTCGACAGATACATCGAGCGAGACAGTTGCTTCGTCTTGTCGAAAATCTGCTCGTACAGGCAGTCTTGGATGGCCTCCATCGTCACTTGCATGCCGAGCGCAATCACCACGTTGGTGGTACGGCGCACGAAGCCTTGCTGCATGTCGCTGTAGACAACCGGAGAACCTTCGGCCTTGGCTTGCGCCACGCCCATGCCGACCATGCCCATTCGCTCTTCGTACTGCTTGTCAGAGATGACCTGGGTGAAGATTTGAAGGTGATATTGCGTCTTGTCGGTTTGTTCGGTGTTGAAGATTTCCTTCAAACCGGGACGCAAACTCTTCGGAAAACTACCGCTGGTAATGATAGCCATTGATCATTCCCCCTTAAGTAGTGGCTTTGTATTGGTGAACGTTGAACGTCACCAGCCATTGAGTGTTCGTCCCGCCGACAGCAGCATTGCTCGGGTCTTGCGAGCGTTGTTGCAGGCGGAACATCCCGGGGGCACCAGTCAGGGCGCCGGAGCCGATTTGCATGCCGCTGGTGCCGGTCACGGTATCGACCGAACCCACAGCAACATCAACCGGAGTGCCGAGACGCGACAAGGCCAGCGTTGCAGCGCCCGCATTGTCTTCCTGGCCAACCAGCACGATGTTGGGGTCATAGTTGACGAGGGCATAGCGCTCAGTGCTGGCGGTGCGATAGGTCTGCTCAAGGTACGAGGGGTCAGCCACAAAGCCGACAACCACGCCAACCGGAACATCATTGATGCCGGTGATACGGGCGCAGTCAGGGATGCCATTGGCGTCACCGGACGAACCGGCTTTCACGATGTCGAAAATGGCGGTTGCGGTGCCATTCGACGCGGGGATATGAAACAGCTTCGTCATGCCGGTGTTGTAAACAAGGTTGTTTACCGGGATGAAGCCGCGAGATACGTAGGCCATTTTTGGCTACCTCACAGATACGAGTCTTCGATGTGAACCCGTCCTGCTTTCGAGGCGTGCGTCTGGTTTCCGGCATCGTCTCGCGCATAGAAATCGGGATCGGCTTTTTGCTTCGCAAAAACTGCACCGGCCAACTCGTCGGCCCTTTTGTGTTTCAGTTCTTGGTCAGCCTGATACCACTCGTTCGGAATGATCATCAGGTAAAGCGTCACAGAATCGTTTCCCGATTTCGCAACCCGGCTATCTGTGCCGTTCGCGGTGACGTTGTCGGAATAGTTAGTTCCGTCCTTCGTAACAAAAGAATACCCCGCTTTCAGGGCCATTTCAAGGCGGCCCGGGATATTGGCAAACCAGTGGCCATGATAGCCGTCCGGAACGAGGTCGGTATTCAGCATCTGGCGTTGTTCCTGGAACGGAATACGCTCAGGCATCCGGCCAGTATCATGCTCATCAGCCGACCTGCGGGACTGACGACCACCAGCGCGGCCCACTTCTCCACGTGTTTTTGTGCGGGTTGCGCCTTCGATTGCGCCGGTTTCTTCAGGGGTCAATGCGGACATAAGTCACCTATCAAGAGAGGGTGTCACGGAGAAATGCTTGCTTCTGCGCTTCGGTGCGCGTACCGGCACGGAGCCACGCCTCGTAAAACTGCCGGTCTTGCGGGGACAGGTCAGCAGCGGACGGGCTTTTCGGGGTCGGTCGCTCAGTAGCGCGTGGCGATGCGTCGGGGGATTTCAGGCGAGCGCCATAAGATTTCAGGATGGGATGGTTTGTTTCCATTTCCTCGCGAACGAATCGCAAGGCGCGTTCTGGCGTGGCGTCAGGGAACATGGTCAGGTAACGAACCTCAAGTTCGTGCGCCTCTTGCCGGAACTCCGGAGCAACTCGGCCAAACCAAGGGGTTTCCTGCTTCCACTTTTCGGCAACCGCCGCCACCGTTTCAGGATCGACGGTATAGCCGATTTCCTTGGCCTGATTGTCGTCCTGCTGCTGCACAGGCTCCGGCTTGATGAGCTTGTCACGCGCCGCAATCAGTTGCTCATGCCGGTCGAAATCCTGATCCGCCACAGCCTGCCGGATGCCTTGTTCAATCTCGGACAGTTTGCGCTGCTGGCTTTCCTGCTTCAGTTCGCCAAGGCCGGAATGCATCTGCTTTTCGAGCTGCTCCTGCCGATGCCGCAGTGACTTCAGGTCTTTGCCTCGCTTGCTGATCTCGTCAGCCATCTCGCGCATGCGCAAAAATGTCTTGGCGGATACCCACTCTTTGCCGTCGCTGTTTTGCTCGTATGTGTCCTTATCCGGATTCCAGCCCAATGCGCGGGCGCGGTCTTCCGGTGTCGGTTCGGATGATACAGGGGCATCCGGTTCGGCAGCAGCCTCTACGGTGTCGGCTTTCGGGACTTCAGGAACGGGAGCGGGGGATGGTGTTGCGGTAGGTGTGTCGGTGACGGCATCGGCTTTACCCGTATATGCCGCCAGTTGCGCATCGAAAATATCGTCGGACATGGTGCACCTTTACGCCATAACGCGTTAGTGATAAATTGCTCTCGCAGTTCACCACCCCAAGGCGCACTTGCACAGCCCGACCTCCGACAGTCGGGCTTTTTTATGGCTATTCGCGCATCACCATCAGAATGTCCTCGTCGTTCAGAATGACCAGCTTTTCCGCGCCTTCCTTCAGGATGCGACTGCCGCAGTGCTGCCCAAAGATGACACGATCACCCGGCTTGCACCACAGGTCAGACTTGCCGTCTCTGGTCTTCTGGCTGGCGAGGTTGTAGCATTGTTCGCCCACTTGCAGCACGGTGCCGGAGATGTTGGCATTGGCCTCGCGCTTCAGCGCTTCTTCGGGGATGTGAATCAGCGAGGACAGTTTCTCGTACTCGGTTTCGTCGCGCTCAACCAACACACGCGGGCCGGTGATGGCCCATTGTTCGGCAAATGTCATCATGCACCCCCATCATTCAGCAGCGCATCCACAATCGGGCCGGTAACGTCTTCGGACGCGGTCACGGCAGCGTGTGGCCAGTAATCGGTGATCGGCTCACTGGCAGGCAGCACGGCCACCACGTTTGCGGTTTCGTGGCCAATATGGCGCAGCAGATAACCGCCTTCCGCCATGGCCTTCACCGGCAGCAGAAAGTCACATTTCGGGACGGTGAAATGGTATTTGATCAGCATTGGTCGGCTCCGACTTGGTCAGCGGCATCACTCCGGCAGAGGACTTCCTTCAATCCCCGCAACGTTGCCACCGCCTGCATCGCTTCCGCCTGACCCTTGCGCCGCATCAATTCGGGCAGCGATTGCGTCACCGGCAGGGTTGCTAATTTCAGGTTGTTCAGTTCCTCCGCTTGGCGCTTCAGCACCAGCAGGAACGCCTGCGTTATCGGGTCTTTCACCCATTGTTGGTATTCCGCCAAATTGAACTTCGGAGGGGTCTCCGGATTCTGGCTGTTGAGGTTCGGCGGGGCCGAGTTCGGGCTGGTCATCTTCAATTTCCCCTATGGTGGGCATTGCTGGCGGCATATGTTGCAGCAGCAGTTCGTTACGGGCGAAATCCTGCTCGGATTCCAGAGCCATCGTTTCCGCCATGATTTTAGCAGCATTGGCGCGGTCTAGCATCAACCGGCTCTCCATTTCCGCCAAACGTATTTTTGCCTCCATCAGGCGGGTTTCCCTGTCCATTGCGTCGGCGTGACTCTTGTTCGTGGCTTCCTGCTGCTTCAGCACCTCCTGATGCTGTTGCATGGCCTTCGATTGCGCCTCTGCTTGAGCCTGCACCGCCTTCATCTGGCTGTCACCAGCTGCAATCTGCTGCGCTTCCTCGTCGCTATAGCCGAGTTCGACAAGGTATGACTGCATGATGACAGGCGACTGAATACCGGCTTGCATCGCCGCTTGCGCCCGCATCAGCCGCTCAACGCGAGTCGAGAACATCGGGTCAGCCACCGGCACTATGTCGCAGTTGGTCAGGTCGAAGTCTTCCTGAACACTGGCCCGCTCGTCCAGGATACGCGTGTATTGGTCGTCGTTCAGGTAGGACGAGTTCAGCCGGAACAGCACGGCCAGTTCACGGGACAGCGATGCGTTGATGCGTTTCAGCACGACACGCTGACCGACCTTGCCCTGTTCGATAATGGCCAGCACGGACGTGGCAGGCATGTTTGCCGGTACGCCTTCGCCTGACATGATTTCGCCGGTCTGTCCGATGCGGTTGATAGTGTCGCCCATCGTGGTAAACACGGAAAACGTGGCGGATGACGGCTGATTGACCGGCAGCGCAAAGATTGACTTCTGGATATCCTCAGTGCTGAATCCGGCGTCCACAATCTTGAACTCGCCCGGCTCGAAGTCCTCAACGCCGTCATCACGGAAAACGCCGGAGCGAATCAGGCCGGATGACAAGTTAATCTTCGTTCCGGCATCCTGGATCTGGTTGATGGCAGTATTTCGCGCCTTGCTCAGGTCTTTGATGATGTGACCAAGACCCATGCCCAATGCTGAGCCGTCCGGAGCGGGGAAATAGCTGTATGACGTGATGTACTCCACCGGCTCAATGCCGATGACAGTGCGGTCGTTCACGTCATTGCGGTTGAACTTGAACTGGATGCTATTGATGTCATAGCGCGGGACAACGGACAGCAGCGTCCAATTTTCCTTGCAAAATGTCAGGATGTACGGCTCGGCATAGCCGTCCTTGTCCACGTCCCACCATGTGTGCATCTGGACGATGGAATACTTCGGGTCTTCGGTCGTGCCTTCGTCCGGCTGGATGTCCGTCTTGCGCCATACGCCTGCGGCAATGTTGGCGGCATACATGTTCTGGTTGATCTTGTAGTCCAGTGAGATTCGTCGATTCCAGTCGGGATTGTTTGGCGTATTATCCACCGTCACCATGTCCGGCATCAGCAACGTGTCAGTCGGACGGCCCAACTGTTCGTCCCACATCGTCACCTTGAACGCATGGCCGACGATCGGCAGGATGAGCAGCAGCTTGTCGAAGTTCTCCGTCCATTCCTGCATTTGCTCGGTCAATTGCCAGTTCAGGTATTTGCATACCCGTTCGCCGCGCTGACGCTTCTTGTCATCCTGCTTGCCAACCTGACGCGCCTGACAGACCTTGCCGTCCTTCACGTACTCGGGGAACGTGCGGGCATTGAACGACATGGCGGCATAGATGAGGTCAGGCATCTGGATGTCGGACTGCCATTTCTTGATGTACTGGCTGCGCGTCTTGTCCTTCAGTCGGGCGATTTCCAGCAACTTCTTGGCATCGTCGCGCCATTCCTGACACGATGCGTAGTCCTTCTCGTACAGTGCCTGGCAATCAGACTGCATCTTCTGGATGTCGGCATCGTCCATATCGTCGGCAATGACGGTATCAGGCTTCAGCAGTTCCAGAATCTTGGCTTCGGACAGTGTCCCGGTGTACTCGGTCATCTCAATACCCTGTTGCCCCACCGGGGCGCTGGCGTTCAACTCGGCGGCGCTCGGTGTCAATGTCCGAGGCCGGGCGCATATTCGGTACGGCAAATGTTAGCACGAAAGCGTCAGCCCTATCAGGTGAGCGTCCGAACGCTTTTTTATACTCCTTTTTGTCCTGCATCAACAATACGCCGTCGCGGTAACTGTAGCGGAGGGATGATGTTTGACTCTTGAACTCAGGATCACGGGCAATCGAACAGCCGCCTTCCTCAAGATAATCTCGGGCCGCCCGCCACATCTGGCCGCGCAGGTTGTAATTCAGTCCGTCAGCAAGCCGTTTTCCCGTGTGCACGCCATAGATGACTTTGCGGTACTTGCCGTTGCGCAACTGGTCGTAAGCAGACGTGCCGGGGCCGTCCAACTCGATGACGATGCCGTTTATCATGCCGCCTGTTGCTTCCAGCTTGTGACAGACATCTTCAATCAGTCCGGCCAGTTGTATGCCGTCCAGTTGCCGTCTGCTAATCTGCGGGATGTTCAGCCGTCCGCGTCGGCAGTGAATCACGGACTCATCATCGCCCATGTGCGCGGCGTCAACCGCCACAATCCATCCGCAAAGTTGCTTCGGGATGTCAGCCGGTCCGAGATTCATGGCACGCTCAACTATGTCGCCGGGAATGAAGTTATCCGCCGACGATGCGTTGTAGTCGATCTCGACTTCTTGCGCCAGGATAACCGGGTCGAGTGTCTCGGCTTGCTTTCGATACCACGCGTCATCCTTGCGTGGATCGTCGCGCCAATGAAAGGTAAAGATCGGAATCTTGCCGCCCATGCGCTTACGGTAAAACGGATTCCCGTTGCCGTTCGGAGTGGATACGTCAATCTTGCAGTTAGAGGTCTGGCTCAATGCGGCATCAATGGCGTCTGGACGCTCATAGAAGGCGCTTTCGTCTTTGAAGTAGATAGACGCCCGATTGCCGCGCCCGATGTTGTCTCCGGCCTCCCCGACGATGCTGGCCCCGTTCTCCGGGTTCAGGATGCGCATGTGTGGCGCGTGCTTGCTGCTGTTCCAGCCTTTTGGCCTGAACTCAATCGGCATCAGGTCAATGAAGGCGCGAGCTTTCCAAAACAGGGATTTCGGGTCGCCCAACTTGTCTACGTATTCCTCTTTGCGGCTACCGAACCCGATCACCGTTCCCGGATAATAGCGCCACATCCAGACAGCGAACGCCACGCACAGCCACGATACGCCCATGTCGCGGGACTTCTCGGCCAGACCATCTTCACGCGACTGCCAGCGGACGTAAAGCCATTCAATGAACTCGGCCTGCTTTGGGAACAACAGGAACGGCATCTGCGTCGGCAATCCAACCTCAGCAGCGCGGGGATCAAACGTGGTTCCCCAGTCGTTGATAAAGGCAACCGGATGCGTCTTGTAGTATTCGTGCAATCCCTCAAGCATTCCCGGCGTACTGCGGATGGTGTTTAGCCGCTTGGCGCGTTCGCGGTAAATGGGCGCGTAGTCGGGGTTGAGGAAGTCGAAGGTCATTTTTTGCGGACGATGATATTTTTTGGATGCACATCTAATCCGCCAGAAGAAAAATACGGCGGGTCTTGGTATGGGTACAAATCAGGGTCTCTGTACTCCATCGCATCATAATCCCTGGGTAAAATATTAAGCCTATTTTGAACCATCCGCGCTTCCACCTCTCCAAGAAGATTCTTATATGCGTTCTCTACGCTGGTTGCCCTGCCCTCTCGCAGCAACCATCGAAGACTATCATCTGGCGACCCCCCCTCCTCAAATCCTTCTCTTTTCTGGATCGCATGCTGTATTTCATGAAGCAGTATGCTTTCGTTTCTGTAGTCAGGATTAACTCCTATTTCCTCCTTTCCTGGTTGGTAGGCATAATATGCGGCGGTTTTTTCTGCATCCTCACGCACAGGAATGTTTTTCAATTCAGGATACGCATCAAACAAGGCGGGATGCTCAATGACATCAGAAAGCGTTCCGGTTCTTCCGGTAATTCTGGCGCTTCTATCGTCTATCTCAAAACGCCATTTTCCATCCGGAGCTTTTAACCATCCAGTCTTTTGCCATATGTTTTCAGGCGATTCCCCTGACTCAAACAATGATTTTGCCCTATTAAGAGCATTCAGATCCGCCGTTCTTGCCATCGTTCCAGCAAACACGCCCTCTTGCCTTCCCATTCCCTCAACGCCTTGCGCAAGTCTTGGCGCAAAACTTTCCACGCGATCAAGCGCCCCCGATACTGCTCGACCAGCCCGCAATGCAGGCTTTACCCCTGCGGCCACCCCAATCGCAGCCGGAACCGTCTGCAATACCGCGCCTGCTGTCGGCGAGTATTGACCAGCAATATCAACTCCCTTCTGCCACGTCTTGACGGGCGCTGATTGCACAATCCGGTTTACGGCACTGCCTAGCGCCTGCTGATACATCTTTCCCGCATCGGTGCGCGGCTGGTACGTCATGGCGTCACGAATGGCATTAACTACGCCTGACGCATCATGGCCACCTGTTGCCGCATGATACATGGCGGCAATACCTGCTACCGGCTCAGCGACAGCGCCCGTAACCATAGGCAATGCGTTCTCAAGCAATCCCGCGTCGTTGTTTTTCAGGTCGGTAAAGAATTGCCTGTCCATAACTACTCCGGCAGCTTGCCGCCATTAAGCATCAGTTTGTAGGCTTCGTCAGGTGGGAGGGATGCGTGGATGATGGGGCCGCCAGCCTTGCCGGTCAGTTCGGATTTGTCGGCCAGCCCAAGATCACGGGCGATAATATTGGCGTTCAGGAGGTCGGCAGCGGCTCCGGAGAACTTCTGATTGCGGATGATTTCCTCGACTTGCGTTGTGACAGCGAAAAAATCTTGCCGGTCAGAGTAGTTGTCCCATGTTTTTTTGCTTATATCAAGGAAGATACAAAGCCCGCCAATTGTCATGGCCCGCATCTTTGCAGCGGTATCACGAACAATCATCCCCTGATACTGAAAGATTTTTTCTTCCTGCAATGGGTTTTCCTCCACCCATGCAAAGTACTCACAACAGGCATTCCATAGCGCGTCTGGACTCTCAAAGATAGGACTGCGCCCATGAGAGCTGCGGACTTCCCAAAACCGATTCCCCACTGGGGCAACCATACTACTTCCCCCTCGTCTCGCGCTTCGGCTTATCCGCAAGCACGTACTCCCGCGCTACCTTCTGCGGAATACCGGCCTTTGCTGAAATTGCCGGATCGTGTGCTGCGGCCAACATCAATCGGTGTTGCTTGGCGGATTTGCTTGGCATGTTATTTCCCCACCTTGTTATCGCCCCACTTCCTGGCCCACTCGCTCAGCGTATCTCTGCCAACAAATCCGAAAAACACACCGAAGAATACCGTCATGTCGCGGTCAAGACCCATGTACTGGATGACAGGCAAAATGGCGACGGTCGCGAGCGCCATGAGCAAGCCCTCAATGATGCGTGTCCGCCATCTGCGCTTACCCGAGTACCACCCGCGAAGGATTGCCGTCATAAACGCAAGGAATGGCGCTTTCGAGGCTATCCAGATTGCGTCCCACGTAGACTGGTCGATGTTCATCCGGCTAGCCTCCACGGGCGCTTTTTGGTTGTGTCCTCGCGGCTGTTCTCCATGTCCGTTGTTTGCGTATGACAGGGGTTTCACGGCTTCGGGTCCGGGGTGACAATGGTATGCCCTAAGATGACGCCGATAAGAGCTTGAGCGGGGATGGCGTATTGAGGCTGGACGACCGATATAACCGTGAGTGCGCCGACTATGATGGATCTCCACGTGCTGGCCTCTTTCAGGCGGTCAGAGATATAGCTCATACCGGACACTCCCGGATCGTGATGGCTGCAGGTTCGTGCCGCGCTTCCGCAGCGTGAAGGTATTGGATAATCAGGTCAACCACCGGAGCGCATAGCCCGATGCGGTCGGAGTTGAAACGGGTACGACCGACCAGGATGCAGCCTTCCGTGTCATCGGCATCGTTGCCGCCGTGGATTCGCACGCCGGAGAAGCTCGGTACATTGGACAACAGCGGGAGCGGTTTCTGGAAATGGTTGCTGAATGTCACAGACAGGCCATATGTTCCGGCAGGTATCGCAGTACGCCCATGCACTTTCGGCCCACTGCGCACCACGTCTTCGAGCGTGTACCCGAGGAACACGTCGCCGCCGTCCTGTTGCAGATACAACCGGCCCGGCGTGGATTTTGCGGTGGATGCGTCGCGCAGTACGTAAAAGCGCATGCCGACCTCGTGAAGAAAAAACCCGGCCTTGACCGGGAAGGGGATGCTTCAGAGTTTATTGACGAGTGCGAGAAATTGCAACCATCGGTAGTGCGGCATGTCCGCATGATCACCCGTCAACGGAGCGCACCATCTCCGCACGGCCCGCACGTCTACTCCAAGCATGTC